ATATGGTGTGGGGACTGGACGTGGCTCGGTTCGGTAACGACTGTAGTGCGCTCTGTAAGAGGAAAGGGAACGATGTACCAGAGCCTGTGAGAGTGTGGAGGAACTTGGACCTGATGCAGCTTACTGGTGCTGTAGTGGCTGAGTATAACGCGCTACCCACCAGTGAGAGGCCGGCGGAGATACTGGTGGATAGTATCGGTCTGGGTGCAGGTGTTGTGGACCGGCTGAGGGAGCTGGGGCTGCCTACCAGAGGGGTGAACGTGAGTGAGTCACCTTCTATGGGGGAGACCTACCGTAACCTGAGAGCCGAGCTGTGGGGTAAGGCGAAAGGGTGGTTGGAGCACAGGGACTGCAAGCTGCCTAATGATGAGCGGCTAATCAATGAGCTGGCGACGGTTCGGTATAAGTTCACCTCCAATGGGAAGATGCAGGTGGAGTCGAAGGATGAGATTAAGAAGAGAGGGTTGAAGTCACCGGATCTGGCAGACTCGTTTGTTCTCACTTTCGCTGCCGATGCCGCCACGGGTCTATATGGAGTGTCTGCGTCAGGTGGGTGGAATAAACCTCTGAGGAGGAACCTGCAAGGGATAGTTTGACTTTGACGTGAAGGGGTAGCATAATCGTTGTAAATATCTGACCAACGGGTTGATTTATGGCGATTACCACCTACGCAGAACTGCAGACAAGTGTTTCCGATTTTCTTAATCGGGACGATCTCACGTCTGTAATACCGACATTCATTGACCTTGCTGAAGCGCAGATACAGCGTGACATTAGGCATTGGAAGATGGAGGTTAGATCTTCAGGCCAGCAGAGTTCGGGTGATCGCTTCATGCAGATCCCAGCTGATTGGTTGGAGACACGCAGGTTCCATTTGACAGGTGATGGTACTCATGTACTGAACCTGGTGTCAGCCGACACCATGGCAGACAAGCGGCAAGGCTCTGATGATGTTGCTGGTAGACCTGCTGATTACATGCTCTCAGATGGTCAGTTCGAGTTGTACCCTACACCCGACGCTGACTACGACATGGAGCTGTTGTATCTTGCTAAAATCCCCGCGCTGAGTGATTCCAACACAAGCAATTGGTTGCTGAGTGAAGCACCTGATGTGTACCTGTATGGTTCACTGGTACACTCAGCTCCTTATCTCCAAGAGGATGATCGACTAGGTGTGTGGGCGCAGTTGTACGGTGCTGCCGTTGAAAGGGTTGTTGAACTGTCCGATAAGGCCAAGTGGAGCGGTTCGGGTTTAAAAATGAAAAATAGAGGACTGGGTTAATGAGTTACAGTGATTACTTAGAGAACAAAGTGCAGGCGCATGTTTTTAGCGGAACTGCTTATACTTCCCCAACACTATACGTTGGTTTGTTTACTTCTGCTACTGCTGACGATGGATCGGGTACAGAGGTAAGCGGCGGGGCGTATGCGCGTCAGGCCATGTCGATGAGTACAACAGGTGACTCCAGTACCAATAGCGCCGCAGTTGAGTACCCGACAGCTACCGCTTCGTGGGGTACTGTTACTCACATGGCGATCTATGATGCTGCGAGTGGAGGCAACATGCTTGCACACGGTGCGTTGACTGCCAGCAAGATTATTGATTCAGGGGACGTGTTTCGCTTTCCATCTGGTGATGTGGATATTACGTTGAGCTGATGTTATACGGTGTCTACAAATATAGCGTAGGCGCATACTCCACTGCTGATCTGGAGGAGGGGGCGGTTGCGATTGTAGCTACCTCCACTGTCACCGCCGAAGGGGCGCGAGAAGCTAACGCGGCAGTAGCTGTAACCGTTACCTCTTCTGTTGGTGCTGAAGGTGAGCGGGTTAAACTCGGTTCGGTGGCGATAGCTGCGACCTCTTCTGTCGTTGCGAACGCAGAGCGAGTCAGAGGTAGCGCGTCACTTGTGCAGTCAGGTGCTTCTGTTACAGGTACAGCGCAGGCTGTGTACCTCAGTGGCGCGGAGATTGTGTCAGTCTCCACAGTGGGTGCCAGCTGTGAACGCATCAAGTTTGGGGCCAGTTCTATCACTTCAGCAGGCGCGGTACTGGTCACAGGTCGTGTGAAATGGGAACCTTACGATGAGGCTACCGACACATGGACTCCTGAAGCAGAGGCCGCGGATAGCTGGACACCGTACATTGAATCAACAAATACATGGAGTGCGGCGGCATGAGCTTAATACCACTTAAACTACCCGCTGGGGTTTACCGTAACGGTACCGACCTCGAAGGCGCGGGGCGCTGGAGAGACACTAACCTAGTACGCTGGGAGGGTAATTCTCTGCGACCAGTAGGTGGCTGGGAGACTCGCAAAACCGATGCGTTTACTGAAGCGCCACGATCTCTCATTACTTGGGTTGATAACTCAAACGACTCGCACATTGTCGGTGGCACGTACAATAAACTAATCCATGTTACAGCAGGTGGACTTGTTGCTGACATCACACCAGCAGGACTCGTTGAGGGTATTGTTGATGCCAGTGACAACACTGCCTACGGTGGTTCGTTATATGGGTCAGGTCTCTACGGTGTGACACGACCGTCAGGGGAAATTGAGACCTATGCGACTACATGGAGCCTGGACACATGGGGGGAGTACCTGCTGGCACTATCTGATGCTGACGGTAAAATCTATGAATGGCGGCTTGACTCAGCAACTCCTACTGTAGCAGCAGTAGTCACCAATGCCCCAACCAGTAACGCCGGTATGATTGTCACAGAAGAACGCTTTGTTATGGCGATAGGTGCCGACAGTAATCCACGTAAAGTCATGTGGAGTGACCGCGAAGATAATACAACATGGACCGCAACCGCTGAGAACGAAGCCGGTGACTTTGAGCTACAAACTTCAGGTAAGATTATGGGCGGGGTGCGTATGCGTGGACGTACTCTTATCGTGACCAACACAGACGCGCATACTGCCACCTATCAAGGGCCGCCGTTTGTGTACGGGTTTGAGCGAGCGGGTACAGCATGTGGTGCAGTGTCCCGTCAATGTATTGTCGCTATTGACGAAGGCGCATTCTGGACGGGTGGACACAGGTTCTACCACTACAACGGCTCTGCTGTAACAGAGGTGAACTGTGAGGTGAGGGATCATGTATTCGACAACATCAACCGAGACCAGACCAGTAAGGTCGTGGCGGTACACAACGCGCAGTTCGGAGAGTTATGGTGGTTCTACCCTTCAAGTGAATCAATAGAAAATGATAGTTATGTCGCACTAGACTACGAGGAAGGCCACTGGCACTTTGGTAGCCTTGAGCGAACCGCTGCTGTTGACCGTGGTATTTTCAGTTATCCTATTTGGGGCGATGCTAGCGGCGATCTGTTTAACCATGAGTTGGTTGGCTACTCTTATGGGGGCGTACTGCCCCATGCGGAGACTGGGCCTGTTTCACTAGGTAACGGTGATGCAGTGATGAAGGTCAACAACCTAATCCCCGATGAGCATACGCAAGGGGAAGTGAACGTGACGTTCAAGACTCGATTCCACCCCAATGACACAGAGCGCACCTATGGGCCGTACTCAACCGCCAACCCAACCTCCTTACGGTTCACAGGCCGACAGGTTCGCATGAGGATTGAAGCAGTAACCACAGGCGATTGGAGAGCGGGAATTATGCGTATTGAAGCATCAGCGGGTGGGCGTAGGTGAACGCGCCTCCACCACTAGGTCCGAACTGGAAACCGTGGGGGGAGAGCCTTGTGCGCTTTCTGAATCGCACCTATTCCAAGTTACAGCACAGATTTGCAGGAGACACCGCCGCGGAGAACGGGCAGCTATTGTGGGATGAAACCAACGGCTATCCGGTAGTGTCACTGGACAATGAGTGGCGGCAAGTTGTGTTGGCGGATGGTAGGGGGCTGTTCTACGACACTACCGATCAGACAGCAGCGGTAATCAACACCGCATACCCTATCACGTTCAACTCTACAGGGTTCTCTGACGGCATTACTCTTGGTACACCAACATCAAGAGTAGTGTTTGAAGAGGCGGGACTTTATTATGTCTCATTTACTGTGCAAGTCGCCTCAAGTAACGCGAGCCTAAAAACATTGTACTTCTGGCCCAAAGTGAACGGGGTAGATGTTGGCGGGTCAACAATGCAACTATCTATTGATAGTAATGGCGGGTCTGTTGTGATGAGCCGTACAGCGCTATTCCAGTTCAGCGCAGGGGATTATCTGGAAGCTTACTGGGCGACAACAAATGTTAATGTAGTGCTTGATGCCTCAACAGCAACAGCGTTTTGTCCCGCTACTCCTAGCGCCACATTGACGGCATTCAGGGTGCAGAAATAAGCAATTACATTTATAGAGAAATCATCATGTCAAGATCCGTAGGAATTTTAGATAATATATCAGGTGTCACTGTTCCGCAGCTGTCACCGTTAATTGACCCCACTGTGATAGCAGCGCAGGATATATTGGCGCAACCGTATCAGGCTCCGGAGCTACCGGCGTTGCTGGGCAGTGGTCTGATGCGTGATAGCAAGAGCAAGTGGTTTTCCGCACCACAAGTCGGATTCGTGGGTAGTTATGTTCCTGAGACAACGAGTCCTTCCGTGGACTCGACAGGTGATAGTGATGATATCTTAAATGACTTGAGTTTTCATACAGGAAGTGAAGGGGAGCAGTTTGTAAGTTA